AAAACACATAATAACTTTAAATGGAGATTTTCTACAATAGAAGAGATAGAAAATGCTAGAGGTCGTAATAACAAAAAAAGTTAGAAAATATTCCCCTAACAAGGGGAATAAAAACTATTAATGCTATATTACCAACAATAGTTAGAGCTAAGCAGCAATAAAGCTTGGAAATTACATAATCTTAGATTAGTTTTACTTAAAAATAAACCAATAATTAAATAACTACATATATGTCTGATAACGCAGATAATCAATCAATGGGAAACTTCAGTATCCAAAATACAATGGATATGGGAGCAGGGAGTGCAGAACTTTTAAATGATTTAATGGGTCCTGAAACATCTACAACAGATCCTGAAGATATTCAGAAAATTGTTGCTGAAGTAGAAGATCCAGCACCTGCACCATCAAAACCTAGAGGAAAAGAAGTTACACCTCTTCCAGAGAATGCAACTGAAGAACAAGAAGGACAAACAGCTCTTTCAAACTTTTTAGGAGATAGTACTGAAGATGACGATGAAGACGAAGCACCTATTGCTCCAAAAAAACCTGTAGCTACAGAAACTGATGAAGAAGGTGAAGCAACAGGAGGAACACAATTTTCAGCATTAGCGAATGACCTATTTAACTTAGGTGTATTTTCTAAAGATGAAGATGAAGAAGATATTACAATATCAACTCCAGAGGAATTTCTTGAAAGATTTAATTCTGAAAAGAAAAAAGGAGCTTCTGAAATGGTTGAAAACTTCATTGCCCAGTTTGGAGAAGATTATCAAAATGCATTTGATGCCATATTTGTAAAAGGAGTAAATCCTAAAGAGTATTTTACAGCTTATAATAATGCTGTTGGTTTTACAGAATTAGATCTTTCTGAAGAGTCTAATCAAATTAGAATAATCAAACAAGGATTATCTGACCAAGGTTTTGATGCTGAAGATATTGAAACAGAAATTGAAAGATTATCTAACTATGGTGATCTTGAAAATGTTGCAGCAAAACATCATAAAGTGTTAGTTAAAAAAGAAGCACAAAAACTTCAACAACTAGAAGCACAATCACAAAAAGAATTACAACAAAAAGCTACAGTTAGAAATCAGTATATAAGTAATGTACAATCTATTTTAGGTGAAAAACTTAAAGCTAAAGAATTTGATGGTATTCCATTAAATCCTAAAATTGCAGGGGAAGTACAAGATTTCTTATTGGTTGATAAATGGAAAACCCCAACAGGGGAAACATTATCTGACTTTGATAAAGTTATTTTAGATCTTAAACGTCCAGAGAATCATGCTACTAAAGTTAAAGTTGCACTTCTTCTTAAAATGTTAGAAAAAGATCCTACACTATCTACAATTCAAAAAACAGGTATTACAAAAAAATCTAATGAATTGTTTGGAGAAGTAGCTAGACAAGTAACAAAGTCTAAAACAAGTAGCACAGGTAGTGCTGCATCGAATGCAAATAAATGGTTCATTTAGAATATAATTAATAATAATAAAAATAATAAAAATGGCAATTCAAACAATCCCAGGATTAACGGGTTTTAGTTACGCACGTGTAGCTTCTATGGATAAACGTGCAGTAGGAAAACTTACTGATTCAAATCACTTAGAGTCTTTTCACAGCACTGAGCCTGCAGACTATGATAAAAAAATCATCAGTCTTTATACACAGAGTTCTTTGTATAGTAATGACTTCTTAGACATGATTAATAAAAGCACACCTTATTACATTGATAATAATAGTGATGCATGGAAATGGCAAGTACAAGTTCCTTACAAATTTCCAAAAATCATTGACATTCCTAATTCAACACTTGACTTAAATAAACCAGGTATTGATGGGCAAGAATTTCAATTAGTATTAGATACTAATGAATTTTCTAAAAATGCAATTGTATCTGTAGGTTCTCGTCAATATGGTCCACGTTTTTACGTTATCAAAGATCCAATGCCTTGGAATGCTGGATACTTGTATTCTTTTACATTATTATCAGATAATCCAACAGTTGATTTTGTTTCTTCTACATTTTTACAGATTGGTATTGAACTAGAATTAGTTGATGCTGCTATTGGAGAATTTGATCAAGATTTACTAGGATTACCAAGATTGGGTGAACAAATCACTATGTTTGAATCTTTAGGATCTGCATATGGTTATGAGCACAAAATCACTGAATGGGCTGATGATAAAATGATGGTGGATACAAAAGGAAATCCTTTAGACATCTTAGTATATGCTCCACAAAGACGTAATCAATTACCTTTAACTCGTAATGATGTTAAATGGGAACCATTTATTGAGTTCTGGATGCGTAAGTCTATGTTGGAATTGAAAGTTAAACGTATGATCTGGGCTAAACCAGGTACAGTTAAAACTAATGGTTCTAAACAAGAAGTTAAACGTACTTCTGCAGGTGTTTACCACAGAATGCGTAACAACGGAAACTTAGTTCAATATAATAGAGGTGAATTCTCTGCTAACTTAATTCGTTCTGTATTTGGAGACTTGTTCTACAGAAGAGTGGATGTTAAAGATAGACGAGTTAAAATGTATACTAATGAAGCTGGTTTTGATGTATTCCAACAAGCTTTGAAAAATGATGCATTAAATTCAGGTCTTACTTTTATGGCAGATTCTGGAAACAGATATATGCAAGGTGAAGGACAACATATCACTTACAACTTTGCATTTGATGCAATGGTAACTCGTGAGACTGGACGTGTTGAACTTATTCACTTAAAAGAATTAGATTTACCACAATCTAACTTAGAATTTGGACAAAACAAAAAATCTACTCCAGTATTTATGGTGTTTGATGTTTCTCCAATGGGTGATGGATCTATGGTGAATAACATTAGAGAAGTACGTATGAAAGGTGCGCCTTCTATGACTTGGGTTTATATTGATGGTACAAGACATCACTTAGGTTTTGCTAAATCTCAAGGTATGTCAAGTGCTAATAAATTCCCTGGATACGAAATCTGGATGAAAGATAGATGTGATGTATTTATTGAAGATTTGTCAAGAACTGTGTTGATCGAGGAAATCCCACAATTCTAGTAAAAAGATAATAGTACTCTGTTGGCATACCTTAAGACCTGCCACAGAGTCTTTTCTTCCGAGAAAAATCCCCTCAACTCCTCTCCCTCCTAGAGGGGATGATTCTCAAAACAGTGCCCAACTATTCAATAGCTTTAGTGCTGCACTATAAAAAAAAAATAAAAATGAGTGATGAAGTCATAAAGGAAATTGACTTGCATAGTTTTTCAATAAACACACTCAACTAAACCAATTTTTAAATTAAAACTACATATGGGCAAATTAGGGAAAATCTCTACTATCAAAAAAGAGTATAATAGTACACAATTACAAACAATGCAAAGTAATTTAGCACAAAAAGGAATGACAAGAATACCTGGAACAGGTGTATTCAAGTACCCTTATAAAGAGCTAGATGGTAAATATAGAACAGGATTAGATGTTACTGCTTCTTACATTAAAAGAATTTTGGATCCTTTGGAAAAAGAATTAGAAATTGAACGTGTAACAGCATTAAGAGAAAAACTCGAAAGTGATTTAGGTGATATTGATTTAGGACCAAGATCAGCTTTCTGGAACTATGGATTATCTACTTCTACAGATGATGTATCACATGTACAACCTGTTAAACTTTTAGATGGAGATAATTACTTTGACCTTTCTATTCCTTTTCAAGAATTAGCTTTTTCATGGTTGCGTGTGCATCCTACAATTGCATCAAGTTACCAAGCTTGGGAAAGAGGTGAATTTGCAGCAGATACACAATTTTATGTAGTAGATGATGAAATTGAAAATGCAATAGTATTCAAGAAAAAACAATTGATTAATAAAGCTATTGTTAAGTTTGATTCTATGACTCCAGAGAAAAAGAAAAAAGTTGCAAGACTTTTAGGTCTTCCTGTTACTGAAGAAACTAAAGAAGAAGTTGTTTATAATCAAGTAGATAACATGCTTAAACAAACAGAATTCAAAAATGGTAAATACCAAGGTTTGAATCCTGTAGAAGTTTTCAACAGATTTGCTGATATGAAAGAAAATTTATTACATATTAAAGATCTTGTAAAACAAGCAATTGTACATTCCATTTATAGAGTTAAGCCAAGTGGTAAAGTTTATGAAGGTGAGTTTGAAATTGCAAATGATGAGGAAGAATTAATTAAATTCCTTATTGATGATGATCACCAAGATGATTTAATTACATTGGAACAAAAATTAAAAACTAAAAAACTAGCTTCTGTATAAGAAGCTGGTTTTAAAAATATAAAATATGATACCAGTAGATAGTCTATTATACAAGATTGATCAAAGATTGAATAAGCTATCAACTAATGAGCACCAACAAATTCAATTAGAAGATAAAATCTTAGCATTGAATGAAGCTCAGATTAAACTGATAAAACAAAAAGTAGATGGTATTAGTGTTGTTAGTGGATTAGGTTTTGATTCTTTTAAAAAAAGATATGAAGATCTACAAAGTCTAGTAGTTGCTTATAATGATGGTAAACTTCCTTTAGAGTTGAAAAATCCTGAATTAAATCAATGGGCTGCCAACATTCACACATTAACACCTAAATATATGTTTTATGTGGATAGTTATATTTTAGCAGATAAAGGACGTTGTAAAGACAGAAAGATTTGGATTAATAGGGATCTTGCTAAACATGGTGATTTACAGTTTGTTTTGAATAATGAACATTATAAACCAAGTTTTGAATATCAAGAAACATTTAATTTCTTAAGTTCAGATGAGATTAGTATATTTACTGATGGAACATTTAAACCAAAAGATATTTATATTTCATACATGCGTTACCCAATTTATATTGATAAAACAGGCTATATAAAATTTGATGGTACAGAATCTATAGATCAAAATTGTGAATTAGAAACATATCTGGAAGATGAATTGTTAGACCTAACTGTTCAGAATCTTTCAATGTACACTGAAAATGCATCTGCAGCTCAATCTGCACAATATAGAATACAAACAAACGAATAATTAATTAATAAATAAATAAATAAAATGGCTGATTTTTCATTAACTACGTTTTTTGTAGTACCAGTGGCTCAAGACGCTTTACCAAGTGGTAACTCTACACAAGACTTGACAGCAGGGCAAGTAGGAATCTTTGATAATAATTATGTGGCAACTGCTACTCCTAGTACAGCTCCTTATTTTTATGTTGCTCAAGGTAGAGCAAATACATACTTACAAGGTTCTAAGCGTTCTGATAAAATTTCAGGAGCTTTAAATACAGGTAACAAACATAATGTAACTGAGTGGTATAAAGTTTCAGGATGTGCAACTCCTGCAGTACAAGTAACTAATGTAGATGGATGGAATGTTAAATGTGGTGATGTTGTTACATTGACACTTAGAGGACATTCTTCTTATATTGATACTTTATACTTCAATGGTTTCACACGTTCAGTAACTGTACAAGCCCCTTGTTGTGATTGTGGAGGTGATCCATGTACTACTGTTGATGTACCTGCTTTGATTGATGCATTTATTGCAAAATTAACTTTACATGCTCCAGGTATCAACCCAGATAATATTAGCTTTAACAACTTCTATGACTTTCAAAGAGTTGGTAATGATGCTGATGCTATTCTTGTTATTACTGCAAAACCTTTAACAGTTTATGGACAACCTTGTGATGTTGCTGCTTTCCCTCATGAATATGATAGAATGTGGTTCCGTACATTTGTTTATGCTGGTCCTGCAACTACAGCTGACTTTATTGTTGCAGATTCTTGTAACATTGTTGCTAATGCTACAATTGTACAACGTTCTTCTTATGCTTCAGGACAGTCTGCTGAAATGAAACAATTAGAGAAAAACTTTTACAGCTACCAAGCAGGATACTTGAAACATTTATATAGAATGAATGGTTATAATGAGAACTTTGAGTCTTATGTAGCTGATGGTGTAACTTACACTACATACTATATTAAATTTAATGAGTATGATAAATCTGCATATGCTTGGGGTGATTACATCCATGAAGATGCTACAGTAATTATTGCTTTACCACAAACTGATAGTGCAGGGGATCCAAGTACATTGCTACCATTGTTTGAGACTGCTTTAGAGAATGCTTTAGGTACTGTTGTTGGAGATAACACTTGTATTACTACAACGTCCACTACAACGACTGTATGGCCTTCTACAAGTACTACAACCACATTGATTCCTTAAGAATTAATTAAAAGAAAATAGTATTAAACCTATACCAGAGGATGAGAGGATATTCTCAGATCCTCTGGTATTTTTATTATAAAAAATATGCCAACATTAAAATTAGATATAATAGTAATACCTTCTTACAATAAGCTATCTTTAGCAATAGCAGATACGTCAATTTATGAAAGTTTACCACCTGTGGTAACTTCTCCTACATTAGAAGTAACTGTTCCAGGATTTGGTGCAATTATACTACCATTTATTGTAAATGATTTAAATGTACTATACTCAGATGATCTTGGTCTAACTGAAGCAGGTGTAAGACAACCTTTACCTGATGGTGTATACTATTTAAGATATTCTGTTGCTCCTAATCTAGAAATATTTGTTGAGCATTCAATAATGCGTATTGAAAAAATACAAGAAAAGTTTGATGAAGCTTTTATGAAATTGGATATGATGGAATGCGATAGAGCAATTAAAACTCAATCAAAAGTAGAATTAAATACAATATATTTACTTATACAGGGAGCAGTTGCTGCAGCTAATAACTGTGCAACAGTACAAGCTACTAAATTATATAAACAAGCAGATAGAATGTTAGATAACTTTAACAATGCTGATTGCGGTTGTACAGGGAACAATTATATAACTAATTTTTATTAATATGTCACAATGTAGAAAATGCAATATCCACGTAGGGTGTGGATGTCAATTAAAAGATGGATTATGCGCAACTTGTTATGGTATGTTACATAAACTAATAAACTTATGTAAGCATGCTTTCTCCTAGACTGACAAATTGTATAGAATGTGGTAGTATACCAGATTTACTTAAAGATATAGATTGTAAACTAACTGAAGTTAGTTTTTCCCTATATAACAATATTACATTAATGCTTAATAAACCTTTTGCGTTAAGTGTAATGTTAGATCTTTTGAATTATAAAAGAATACTAACATATAAATATTGGAACCCAGATTATGCGGAAGAATACTCTGTAGAACAAATAGCAAATAAAGTTAAACTTTTAAAATATAAATAATGGCATGTAATAACTGTTTTAATGGATGCACTGAACCTATTTCAGATCAGTGTGTAAGATACACAGGACTAGATGTACCTTTGTTAGGTATAACCAATGGAGATACATTAGTGTCTGTAGAATTAGCTTTAACTACTTATTTGTTAAATGCTTTAAATGGATCAGGTATTGTGCCTCTTGTAGACCCAGAAATAATATGTACAACTATTAGTAAGTATTTTACTGAATGTATAGGTTGTGATGGTTTATCTTTAAATGAGTTGCTTACAGCTATGATTAAAGCTGTATGTGATTTACAAACTCAAATAAATACAATCAATTCAGAAATTGATTTACTTGAAGGTAATTACACTATTGGTTGTTTAACTGGAGTAACAACAGACGCAGGAACACATGATGTATTACAAGCTACAATAGACAAATTATGTTTAATGAATACAGCACTTACAGGTGTAATTAACTCATTAAAT